TGAAAAACACCGGGCTTTCGTCCACAGCGACCATCGCGGCGGCACCCGCACTGACTTCTGGGAACAGAACGACAGGTGCAAGCTCATCGAGGCAGCCTTGGCTGCCAAGCGACGCGTGCAGAGGAGGCCCAAGTGACTGGTGACAACCGCTTCGTCTTCGTCGCACCGATGTACAACGCATCAGCCTACGTGGGCCAGATGCTGGCGTCGGTGGTGGGCCAGTCCTACACCAACTGGCAGGTCATCCTGATCGACGATGTCAGCGACCGCGACGAGGTCATCAAGGAGAGCGAGATCATCCAGGGCTGGCAACACCTCATCCATGAGGACGGCGCCGGTTTGCCCGAGGAGAAACACCGGATTCGGGTCATCTGGAACGACGAGAAGAGGTGGGAGGTCGCCAACGTGCTGACGGGCATCGGCATGTGCAAGCCCGATGACATCGTCTGTCGCCTCGATGCGGACGACTGGTTGACCGAGCTCGACGCTCTGGTGATGCTCAACGAGGCCTACAAGCAGCTCAAGGTCGACGCCCTGTGGACGGCACACCGGTGGGGTTTCAGCGACAAGAACATCAGCGGCAACCTGCCCAGCGGTGCTGACCCGTACAACCACCCGTGGGTCAGCAGCCACCTGAAGACGTTCCGCAAGCGCCTGCTCGAGGGAGTGCCATACGAAAACTTCACAAATGAGAGTGGGGAACTGGTTCGACGTGCCGGGGATCAGGCTGTGTATTTGCCGGCGCTGAAGAACGCTAAGACCTGGGCCTACATCCCTCGTGTGATGTACCACTACACGATCAATGACGTTCCTGAGACGTACCAAACCGATGATGCTCGCTTCCAGCGTGACGAAGCGATCTTTCTTCGTCAACGTGGCTACGTCTCCACGGGTGAGCCTTGGGAAAACAAGCTGCATACGTAACCTCACGTGTCTGCAAGCATGTGAGATGTAGACAGGAGTTCATCATCATGAACCCCGCACAGGTGTATTGCACGACATGTTGTCCCAGAAACGTTCCATTCGCATATGATCGTCTGAAGCTCTATGGGCTCTCACATCCTGAGTTCGAGAAAATGTGGCGAACGCAGAATGGGTTGTGTGTTCTGTGTGATGACCCACTTCAATTGGGTGGCAGCTCGGGCGTGAACGTTGATCATTGTCACGTTACTGGCAAAGTCCGTGGGCTTCTCTGTCACAAGTGCAACATGCTGTTGGGCCTTCTTGAAAAGACCACAGGATGGTTCAACATGCTACAACGAATTGCCAACTACATTACGCTGGGGTATGTCAAATGAAACGGTTCTACCTGCAACGCAACCAAGACGCATCTGGCGTGTCCGGCCTCGGCCGGGTCGCTGAGGGGTGCCAGTTCGATACGGGCTGGTGTGCCCTGGTCTGGCTGACCAACGAGAGCGCAATGAGCTTCTACCCGAGCATCGGGTCCATCGAGCGCATCCACGGTCATGGTGGCATGACACAGGTTGTCTGGGTCGATGGGGAGTCCAGCAACTTCGTCATCCAGGCTGCAGTGAACCGTGACACTTGACGGTGGTACGGTTGACCCATGCTCCGAATCCAGGTCACTGGCCCAATCAACTCAGGCAAGACGACTGTCGCGCTCATCATCGAGGAAGCCCTACGACAACACGGGTTTCGGGTCCGAAACCTCGACCCTGATGTCACGATGAACGTCAAGCCTCCCACCCTCGATGACGATCGCATCAGAGCGACAGCCAAGAAGTCGCACATCATGTCGTTCACCATCGAGACCAACCAACCCGAACGTCGTACGTCCCGTCACCAGGACGAGTGAAACCCGGCCATTGGGCTGGGGTACGATGACAACATGCGAGTCTACCTAAACCGAGCCCCGGTCAACGGACCCTGGGGTGGTGGGAACCTCTTCGTCAGCGCCTTCCACAAGCGAGCCGGCAAGCTCTGCGACTTCGTGCTCGACCAGACGGGCATGACACCCATCGACGTCATCCTACTCGCGAGCCTCGACAACGACGGCTACGGCATCAGCGTCGATCAGGCGGTGATGTACAAGATGTACGCTAAGCCAGACTGCCAGGTCATCCTCCGCGTCAATGAGAACGACGCGCGGAAGGACACCGACTACATGGACGACCTGCTGGTACGGGTCTCTGAGCACCTGGACGGCACCGTCTTCGTTTCCGAGTGGCTCCGCGACTACTTCATGGAGAAGGGGTGGGCCTGCAAGAACAACACCGTCATCATCAACGGTGTCGCTGGCGACGTCTTCGCGCCCCAACGCAAGCTCAACAACGGGAAGCTCAACATCGTTGCCCACCATTGGAGCGATAACCGGATGAAGGGTGCCGACATCTACGAAGAGATCGATCGCTTTGTCGGAGAGCATCCCGACACCCATGCCTTCACCTACATCGGCCGCCACCAGTGCGACTTCCAACACACTCGGGTGGTGAAGCCACTGGCAGGCAAGGCGCTCGGGGAGGAACTCGGCAAGCATGACCTCTACGTCAGTGCCAGCCGGTTCGACCCGGGTCCCAACCACATCCTTGAGGCACTGTCGTGCGGGCTGCCCACTTACGTCCACAAGGACGGTGGCGGCTGCTGTGAGTTCGCCGGCTGGAGCCACACCTACGATGATTGGGAGCACCTGAAAGCGATCCTAGAGACCGGCAAGGCCATCCCCAACCCCACCCCCGTACGCCTTCGGACGTGGCAGGAGTGCGTCCAGGAGTATATTGGCTTCCTGGAGGCAACGTGGAAGGAAAGCCAATCAGGTTTGCAGAGCTCCTAGAGCTCCACATCATCAACCAGGTCAACAAGAAGTTCGCGGGTCAAAAGCGACAGCTCGACAACGCGGCTCTACATGAGATCCGCGACCTCGTCAAGGAACAGGTCTACGGGATCTTCAGGAAGTCGACCCACACTGTCACTGACCTGGGGCTGAACTGGCTGTCGAACCAGGTCTTCAAGACCCTGCAGATCGGCACGACTGAGGGCAAGAAGCCCATCAACGAACTCGTCATCTTCAACGAGTACAAGCTGTCAGAGCTGCCGTACAGTGACATCCAGCTGCTACGCAACCTCTTCAACGAGACGACGATGGCCACCGAGCTCGAAGAGGAGTACAGGAAGAGGAGCGCCGCATGAGCGAGACCAAGCTGAAGCCCCAGCAGTTTCACAAGGCCATCTCGGCCCTGTTGACTGAGAAGCTGCGCCCGTTGCTGCCCCAGGACGATGGGACCAGCAAGGACCTCAACCTCGTCACCTGTGTGGAGATCTACACCACGATCTTCGAGTCGTTGGTCGAGGTCGTCACCACCAGCGGGATCGAGGTCACCAACGAGGGAATGAACTACCTCGCCCAGCAGTACTACGACGGCATCCTGATCAACGGACACCAGGAGCTCGATCCCAACATCTTCACCCAGCGTGCGAAGGTGGAGAACATGGAGACCGAGGAGCTGACATTGCTGGCGGTGATGCTGGTCGGCACCGACTTCGCCTTGCCTGTCCTCGAAGAGATCCGCAAGCGGCGGTAAAATGCGCATCCACCTCGACAACGTCAACCTGGGCGCCCCGACGGGCCCGAACACCTTTGCCAATCGACTGGCAAGAAAACTGTTCGAGTTGGGACATTCTTGCCAGTTTGATAGCAAAGATGCCGACGTGAGCCTCGTCTTCATCGAACCCTCGGGTGCCCCGCTCGCAAAGCGGGTCGTACAACGCTTGGATGGCATTTGGTTCAAGCCCTGGGAGTACGAGACCAAGAACCAGGCGATCCGTGCCCTATACGACCGCGCTGACGGGATCGTCTTCCAGTCGTTGTTCGACCGCCGCTTCATCGAGAAGTGGTGGGGTGACAACGAGGGTCGGCAGCGTCCCGCGTCGGTCATCGGCAACGGCATCGAATTGAACCCGCTGAAGCAGCTGACGATTCCGAAGCTGGTCGAGATGCGAGCGACCTACGACCAGATCTACGTTTGCTCCAGCAACTGGCACGCTCAGAAGCGGCTCGATGCCAACGTCAGGCTGTTCAACCACTTGAGAAAGCAGCACCCGAACTCGTGTCTCATCGTCCTCGGCGCGCACCCCGACGTGCGCCTAGCGAGCCCCAACATCTTCTTTGGTGGCTCGGTCGATGCCAACACGTACCTCCAGATCTACTCAGCCGCCAACTGGATGCTGCACCTGGCCTGGGCCGATCACTGTCCAAACGTCGTCGTTGAAGCACTATCGCAAGGCACTCCCGTCGTTTGCAGCGAGGTGGGTGGAACCAAGGAGCTGATCTACAACGGCGCCTATGGTGTTGTCCTGAAGGAGCCCGAGCCCTACAACTACGAGCTCTACGACTACGACAATCCACCCAACATTGACGTCGAACAGATCAAAGACCTGCCCACACGCGAGGAACTCGACTACACGGGCATCGCCAACCTGATCGACATCAACGTGGCCGCCAAACAGTACGTCGAGCTGCTCGAGCAGGTGTGCAGATGAATAAGGTCTATGTGTTGCCTCCCCAAGAGGACTGGATCGTTGACCGCATGGTCAAGGAGTGGAATGAGGGCAACCCAGACATGGCAGTCTTCACTCCGAAGAACGCAGACGTCGTCTGGTTGTTGGCAGACTGGTGCTGGCAGGGGCTGTGGCATGTCGGCTTGCTGAAGGGCAAGAAAGTGCTGACGACAGTCCATCACATCGTACCTGAGAAGTTCGGTGATCTCGAACGATCTGACTTCGAGCTCCGCGACGAGATCACCACGGCATACCACGTCTTCAACCAACACACCTACGACTTCATCCGTCCACTGACTCTGAAGCCCATCCACCTCGTCAAGTACTGGGCCAACCAACACCTGTGGAGGCCCACCGGGACGAAAGAAGAGCTCAGGAAAAAGCTCGGGCTGCCGCAGGATGCCTTCCTGGTCGGCTCGTTCCAGAGGGACACCGAGGGCAAGGGCATCCCACAGGGCCTGTTCCTCCCCAAGCTGGAGAAGGGACCAGACAAGCTCGCCGACTACCTGGAGACGTTGAAGGACTTCTGCAGCCAGAACCGCGACTTCGATCCCAGGCCCCTTCACGTGGCATTGGCGGGCTGGCGCCGCCAATACATCATGCAACGTCTCGACGACGCGAAGATCCGGTACACCTTCTTCGATAGGCCCCCGATCGAGACCATCAACGAGCTGTACCAGTGTCTTGACCAGTACGCCGTAACCGCCCGACAGGAGGGCGGCCCGCAGGCCCTGATCGAGTGTGGCCTCCTCGGGGTGCCCACCGTGTCGACCCCCGTCGGCATCGCAGAGCAGGTGCTGCCCCCATCGGCCATCTGCGACAACGTCTTCTCCGCTTCACCTGCTGTTCCCAATGTCGAGGAGTGGAAGCTGCCCGCCGGGTTCCAGCCCTATAGGGAACTGTTGGAGTCACTGTGAGGCCTTCCATCCTCCTTGTCACCTGTTGCCTTGAGCGTTCACGCTATGAGGTCCTGAAGCAGGTGATGGCAAACATCAGGGAGAGGTGCCCGCCTGAGTGGCGCAACGAGATCACGGTGTTTGACAACGCATCGACGTGGCTCGGAGCGGGTGAACTACACTCCACGTTTGCCAACGTCTACCGCGCTGACCACAACGTGGGCTACTGGTCAGCGATCGATTGGTGGCTCGATCAGTTGAAGGAGAACCCGCCCGGGTACACCTACATCATCGAGTCAGACATGATCCACTACAATGCGTTCGCGATGCCCGAATGCGTTAGGTTCATGGACGAGCACCCAGAGTTGGGTGGGATGCGGTTGCACGAGTACTCAGTACAGGAGATGTACCTCTATGACAAGGACAGGCCCATCCCAGCTTCACGCAGGGGCCTGTGGCAGTCACACACCAACAGGGTGACGGGCCAGGGCGTGAAACACGAGCTGGTGAAAGAGCCGTTCTGGCAGACCAACTTCCTGACGCAGCTCCCGGCATTGAACCGCTACCATGCGATGAAGCAGGTGTTCGACACCCTACGTGGGTTCCCAAGGTTCACGGAACTCGACTTCCAGAAGCAGTACCACGCCCTCTACCCGATGAATGCCCTGTTGAATGGAGGCATGTTCAACTGTGACTTGAACCCATACGGCAGCGAGACCATCACGGGTTCGTGGACGTCAGCAAGAGAGCTCCAGCAGATCGGATACCAACCCACCCGCCAGGCGTCGATCACGCCAAGGGACCAGTACAAAATGACACGCCTGTGATAGGATCCCAGCAATGCCTGGGACCCTCATCATCGGTGGCACCGGATCGCTCGGCCGCAAGCTGATCGAACGCCTCTTGTCCGAGGGGGACGTTGCCGTCTACTCACGTGACGAGGCCAAACACTGGACAATCAGGAATGAACTTGCTGGTTTCATGGAGAGGTGTCTCCCGTGGAAGCTACAGTTCTTCGTGGGAGACATCCGCGATCCACACCGGGTCCGAGACGTCATCAGGCAGTACCAACCCGAGACGGTTATCATCGCCGCAGCGTTGAAGCAGGTTGACACCTGTGAGCTAAGCCCAAACGAGAGCGTGCTGACCAACCTGGTTGGGACCCAGAACGTCATTGACGCCGTCAACACTCCACCCAACACCGTCAAAAACGTCTTGTTCGTCAGCACCGACAAGGCCTGCGCTCCTGTCAACGTCTATGGCATGTGCAAGGCCATCTCGGAACGCGTCGTCACCAGCCAGGCCCGGACTGGTTACTCAACAGTCAAGTACCTGGCCGTTCGTTACGGCAACGTGCTCGAGAGCCGGGGCAGCATCATCCCGTTGTTCAAGCACCAAGGTGAGCACGGTGAGTTCCTGACCATCACCGATCCCGAGATGACGCGGTACGTGATGACGTTGGATGACAGCGTCGATCTGATCCAGAAGGCTTTGAAGCATGGCGTCTCAGGAGAGACATGGATCCCATGCCTACCCGCGATGAAGATCGGTGACCTGGCCGACATCTTCTCCAAGCGTTACCACAAGCCCATCAAGGTCATCGGCCTCCGCCCTGGGGAGAAGAAGCACGAGGACCTGGTCAATGAGTCGGAATCAGTCCGCACTCGTAAGATCAACCCGCCTGTTGGCTTCAACTACGTCATCGGGCCTGCTTTCAACGCAGGCTCAGGCGATCGGTTCACCTACTCGAGCTCGGACCTGGTCATGGAGTACGCAGACCTAGAACGGTACCTCAACCAGCTCGGCATCTTCGACATGCCCCTGAGCAAGTTCAAGGGTGCAGCCATCGAAGAGATCATGACCAACCGGAAGGAATGACATGAAGACGTACCCCCTGTTCAAGGTCCACGTGCCCAAGGCTGAAGCTCTCGCTGAGCTCGGCAAGGTGTTCGACTCGGGCTTCATCAACGAGGGGACACAGGTAACCACGTTGACGGGCATGCTGTCGGAGTATTTGGGGGCGAACCACCTGATCCTGACCAACTCGTGCACCAGCGCGTTGTTCTTGGCCCTGAAGCTAGCAGGTGTTGGGCCTGGTGACGAGGTCATCACCACGCCGATGACATGCGTGGCAACCAATGCCGCCATCGCCATGACGGGTGCCAAGCTGGTCTGGGCAGACGTCGATCCCAACCATGGCATGATCAACCACCACGATGTGGCTGACAAGGTCAACGAGAAGACGAAGGCGGTGATGGCGGTCGCTTGGGCGGGCACTCCTCCCAACCTGTTCATGCTCGACAAGACCTGCAAAGCGCTCAACGTCAAGCTGATCCTCGACGCCGCTCACGCTTTCGATGCTCACTACCAGGGAAAACCCGTACACGAATGGGTTGACTACACCTGCTACAGTTTCCAGGCGATCAAACACTTCACCACAGGTGACGGCGGAGCCCTGGTCTCCCGTGACGAGGCTGACTACAAGCGCTCCAAGGCGCTGAAGTGGTTCGGTCTTGACCGCGATCGGGCCAAGGATGCCCAGGGCAACTGGAAGGGACAGCAGTGGGACGTCGACATCCAAGAGATCGGCTACAAGTTCAACATGAACAACGTGTCGGCTGCCATCGGCCTGACGCAGATGGAGCACATCGACCACATCTTGGGCAAGCACCGGTGCAATGCAGCCATCTACGATGACGTCTTCCGTGACTACTTGCCCGTCAGGCCCAACAAGCGGCCCCAAGGAGGTGAGTCGAGCTTCTGGGTCTATGCCATGAAGGTGGACCCTGAACTCAGCGTCAGGAAGCGTGATGACCTGTTGAAGGCGCTCAACGCCGAGGGCATCATGGCGGGGGTCGTCCACGTGCCCAACGATGACTACACCTGCTTCGCTGACATCAAGGACACTGAACTCCATGGGCTCAAGGAGTTCGCTGCCAACCAGTTTTCGTTGCCTTGTGGGTGGTGGCTCGATGAAGAAGACATCCGTCACATCGCCAGGCGAGTCAAGGAGCTAACCTGGTGAGGATCGACGTCCCCGATCAATACTACCTGCGCCCGATCGAGGATGCTGACCACCCGTTTCTGGTCGAGCTGCACAACGATCCTGTGGTCCTGCACAACTTGACTCACCCGGAACCCATCACCATGGAACAACACATGAGATGGTGGGAACGGACCAAGAGCGATCGTCGCCAGCTGAGGCTGGTCTTCGTTGCCGACGGCAAGCTCGCGGGTCTGACCAAGTTCTATGACTACGACGCCATGAACCGAACCATCGTCCTTGGAGCAGACATCCACAAAGACTTCAGGGGCCAAGGCTTGGCCAAGTACATGTGGACGCTGATGCTGGAACGGTGCTTCGAGGGCTTCCGGGTCCATCGCGCGGCACTGACGACCGCTGAGTACAACCAGGTGGGCCAACGTGTCTACCGGAACTTGGGCTTCAAAGAAGAGGGCAGGCTCAAGGAGAGCCTGTACCGTGACGGCAAGTTCCATGATCAGCTCTGCATGTACATGACTGAACAGGATTGGGAGGCGAGATGAACAGGCTGCCCCGCGTCTTCGTCGGTACCATGTACACCCAAGAGGGAGAGTTCGAGGGCTGTCTCAAGCAGATCCAGGCCCAGAAGGGTGTCATCGTCAGCCACGTCATCATTGCCAACATGCGTGAGAAAGAGGCACACAACGCGCTGTGGCACGCTTGGCGTCACCAGGGCCCGAGCCATGACCTCTTCGTCAAGATCGATGCAGACACCATCCTGGCGTCGACCAACACCCTAGCCGACATCTGGGAACAGTTCGAACAGAACCCTCGCGTGACGGGCCTGCAGGCACCGCTGCAGGACTACATGACAGACAGCCTCATCAACGGTCTCAACGCGTTCTCGACCAAGGTCGTCTTCAATGACACCCAGGATGAGCTGTACTGCGACAGGCAGGTCGACACCAACCATGACATCGTCCTCCGAGAGAAAGACTTGCCCGCCAGGTTGATCCCTGCAGGATTCCACTGCTGGAACTCGACCGACAAGCAGGCGTTCCACTTCGGCGTCCACCGGATGTTGAAGGGCCAACGAACGACGATCGACAAGGTCCATGCTGCCTGGGACCGGGACCACGACAGGCCCAGAGCTTTTGCCCTGATCGGCGCCAAGATGTCGCCTCGTTTTGCCGCCAACCGCATGTTCAACTACGCGGATCCACTGTTCCAGGCTACCTTTGACGAGGCTTCACAACACTACGATGAGCTCATTGCTCAGCTGACGAGGAAGCAGTGAGAGACCTCTACACCCTCATCGACACCAAGCAATACATCGACACCAACTGCTACCAGCACCAGATGTCAGAAGCGCTTGAAGCACGCTTCAACGTCAAGTACATCACGCTCGGTGACCTCAACATGTCAGGTGTTCCTCGCAATGCACCTGTGTTGTCACGTCTGAAACTTCGGTCAGTCTACAACAACCTGGGCCGCCTGCGTGAAGCGTTGGAAGCTCGGCCCGTGATGGTCTACGATCAGGACCCATGGGAGTCTTTCATGGTGGATGGCCCGTACAGCGGGGCCTACCGCAAGATCTACGACACCCTCAATGTGTCGACCTTCCTCAACATCAGCCATTGGTGGCGTGATCGGGTCAGGGACTTGGGCATGCCCAGCCAGTTCGTCCAGGTCTGGACGCTGCCCCGTTACTGCCGCACCAAGGCGGTCCCGTGGAGGGAGAGAAAACACGACGTAGTGTTCTGTGGAACCATGTACCCACGCCGCAAAGCATTCTTTGATAGCCTCGAGACACTAGGGGTGAAGGTCGAAGTCTTGCCCGCTGGTCGGAGCTACCCAGACTACCTGGACGCCATCGCACAGGCCAAGATCGCGCTTCGATCTGAACAGTTGAGCTGGACCATCAACACCGGCACTATCCAGACCATCACCTCAGCCAATGCCCTCTGGAAGCGTGACATCGAGACAGCGGCACAAGGCTGTTTCTCGATGCGGGACATCGACGCGGAAGCACAACACTGGCACATTGACAAGATCCCAACGATCGTTGGGTTCAACGATGTCCAGGGCGCAGCCCAGAACGTCAAGTGGATCCTACAGCTCGACCCCGATCAGGCAGACGAGTGGACCCAAGAAGGGATCGACTTCATCCGCACCGCCCCGGGTTGGTCAGTGACCTGTGACGTGATCGAGGGTATTGTTTCCGCATGAAGCATCCGATCAGGGTCGCCGTGTTCGGCAGCACGGGCATGCTGGGCCACACCGTCGCGGGCTGTCTAGCAAGCGACGAGCTGTTCCACGTGGTGCGCTGCGGTCGTAAGCCCGGGTGCGACTTCCATGCCGACCTGCTTGATCCCGATGTCCAGGTGCCGGACGTCGACTACGTCATCAACTGTGCAGGCATCATCTGGCAGGCACAGAACCCGGACCGGCGGGAAGCCTTCCACGTCAACAGCGTCGCCCCTTGGGTCCTGCAGGAGCGTTGCCAGCGCAAGGGCGTGAAGCTGATCCAGGTCAGCACGGACTGTGTCTTCTCTGGGAAGCAAGGTGAGTACACCGAAACGATGACACCCGATGAGACGGGGGACTACGGCTTCTCCAAGCGCCTGGGCGAGCCCGCGGGTGCTATGGTGTTGCGGACAAGCGTCATCGGCCGAGAGATCAACACGAATCGTTCTTTCTTGGGCTGGGCTCTGGCGAACAGGGGCAAACGCGTCAATGGCTACACCAACCACATGTGGAACGGCGTTACCTCTCAGGAGTATGCCAGGATCTGTGGCGACATCATGGCCCACGAGCTTTGGGAACCGGGCGTCCACCACCTCTACTCCACGTCACTGAGCAAGTACGACCTGCTTCGAAAGCTCAACGATGCTCTCGACTTGCGTCTGGAGATCAATCCAGTCGAAGTCCCAGTTGCCTGTGATCGGACCATGAGCACTGTCAAGCCCCTGTGCAACCTGCTGTCGATCCCTGACATCGACACCATGATCGCGGGACTTTAGTACAGTCTGTCCGGAGAGGGAAAGAAGATGAAGATCGGATTCATGGGTCTGGGAAAGCTCGGCCTTCCATGTGCGATGGCCGTTGAGCGCGCAGGTCACCAGGTCATCGGGTACGACCCAAGCATCCAAGTCGCGGAGATCCTCGAGAGCAGAAAGCTGCCCTACGTGGAAGAGGGCGCCCAGGCGCTGCTGGACACCACGAAAGTCTCGTTGGTTTCAGTGGGTGCCCTGGTCAGCCAGTGCGACCTCATCTTCGTCGCCGTCCAGACACCACACAACCCCAGGTACGAGGGAGTGACACGGTTGCCTGCCAAACGGGTGGACTTCGACTACACCTACCTGAAGTCAGCAATGAAGCTGTTGGCTCACCAGGCCAAGACGCAGAACAAGGTCACCCGGGTCATCGTCATCTCGACGGTATTGCCTGGGACTGTCGATCGCGAGATCCGGCCGCTGCTCAATGACAACGTCAAGCTGTGCTACAACCCGTTCTTCATTGCGATGGGCACCACCATCCACGACTTCACTCACCCGGAGTTCGTGCTCTTTGGGGTTGACGATCCCGAAACAGCGGCGATGGCCGAACAGTTCTACAAGACCATCCACGACCGGCCCTTCTACAAGACGGGCGTCCGAGAAGCTGAGTTGATCAAGGTTGCCTACAACACCTTCATCAGCACCAAGATCGCTTTCGTCAACACCCTGATGGAAGTGTGTCACAAGACAGGGGTCAACGTCGACGCTGTCACTGACGGCCTGAAGATGGCCAACGAGCGGCTGATCAGCACCAGGTACATGACAGCGGGAATGGGAGACGGCGGGGGTTGTCACCCGCGTGACAACATCGCCCTGTCATGGCTTGCACGGAAGCTGGAGATGGGTTTCGACTTCTTCGAGGCCATCATGCTGTCGCGTGAACGACAGACTGACTGGTTCGCCGACCTGATCGAAGAACACTACCATGCGAGCCATGGCAAGCTGCCCGTCTACATCTTGGGAGAGGCCTTCAAGCCCGAGACCAACCTGGTGACGGGCTCTCCCGCGACGTTGCTTGCCAACGTGCTCAGAGAGCGCAGCATCGATCCTGTCCAGCTTGACCCGCAAGTCCACCCGCACCATGCTCAGCTCCTGCCGGGCCCGCTCGATAAGCCTGGCATCTACTTCATCGGCACACGTCACCAGGTCTTCTCGCAACTGACGTTTCCGGACGGCTCAGTCGTCATCGACCCACACCGCTTCGTCAAGGACCAGAGCCCACAAGTTCAGGTGATCCGCCTCGGAGGCGGCCAGTGAACCAACCGTTGGTGTCGATACTGGTTCCGTCGCGGAACCGCATCCCGATGTTGGAGAAGTCGTTGCGGTCGCTCATCGACCTGGCAGACTTGAAGCTGAACCAAGACATCGAGATCATCGTCAAGTGTGATGATGACGATGTGGCAACCTCAAGGTGGCTCGAGAGCCACCCAGAGCTCTACTCGGTCTACACATCGGGCCCACGTGGGAACGGCTATGCAGACCTACACCTGATGTACAACCAGATGTGCGTCTTGTCACGCGGGAAGTTCCTGTTCCTTTGGAACGACGATGCCGTGATGTTGACGCCCGGTTGGGACCTTGAGATCGCCCAACACGATGATGGGAAACCTTGCTACCTGCTCAACGGCCTCGTCGACGGCCGGGGCCGTGACAGCTTTCTGTTTCCGATCGTGCACCGATCATGGTACGAAGTAACGGGTCACTACTCAGCGTCACCACACAATGACACCTACATCTACAACGCGTTCCGCCCGTTTCCACAGCTGTTCCGCCTGACCAACATCAACATCCAACACGATGCTTTGCAAAACCTGAACGACCTGACGAGCAAAGAAGCCCAGAAGTGGTGGCCAGTGACCAAGAAGGGTTGGGACAGCCCCGAGGTCCAGAACGCGTTGGCAGAAGACATCAAGAGGCTTGGAGAGCTGGTGAAACAGCTCGGTCTCTGAAGATTAGAGTCTTCGCATGAAGAGCATTGCCGTCATCGGTCAGGGCTTCGTTGGTGGATCGTTGACAACGGTCTTTGCAGAACGAGGGTTCGACGTCTACCCTTACGACAAGGCGGGCCGGTATGCCGCTGGAGCGAAAGTTCCACCCACCATCCTGAACTCGGATGAGATGAAGATGCTGGTGTCGGGCAACACCTTCGATCATGGTGTGCCCGTCCTCCGACAGGAAGGCGGCGTCTACACCGTTGACCATCACCCCAAAAGCGTCCAACAGCTTGTCACCGCATGTTCAAGGTTGGGGAAGGACTTCAGCGGCGTTTACTTCGTCTGCCTGCCAACACCGATGTTTGAGGACGGTGAGGCCGACCTGTCGATCGTCGAAGGCGTGTTGCAGGAGCTGGCCGAAGCGGGTGGATCCGAACGTATCGCCGTCGTCAAGTCGACGGTACCGCCCGGGTCGACCGAACGCTGGAACCAGCGTTTCAACAAGCAAGGCCTCTACGTGGTCTTCAACCCGGAGTTCTTGACCGAGGCCAACGCGTTGGACGACATGCGGAACCAGGACCGCATCATCCTGGGCGGACCCCGGCCGTGGATCAACACCGTCAAGCTGCTGTTCCAGACTGCGTTCAAGGGAGTGCCCGTCATCAAGACCAGCTCGACGACAGCCGAGATGGTGAAGTACACTATCAACTGCTTCTTGTCGACGAAGGTGGCGTTTGCCAACGAGATCGCTCAGATCACCGAGGCACTGGACGCTCGGGGTCTCAACGTGGACTACGACAAGGTCGTGGAATACGCCAAGCTCGACAAGCGCCTGGGCAACAGCCACTGGGCCGTCCCAGGTCCAGTGCCAACCCACGATGGACGACACGTCAGGGGCTTCGGTGGACACTGCTTCCCGAAGGACCTCAATGCATTGGTCTTCGTTGCTCAGCAGATGGGTATCGACCCCAAGGTTTTGAAGGGGGTCTGGGCCAAGAACCTCGAGGTACGGCCACCCGAGGACCGTGATTGGGAACACATGCAAGGACGGGCCGTCAGCAAGAAAAACAAGTGAAGCGACCTGCTTGCGCTCTGGCGATGGTGAAGAACGAGGGCATCTTCATGCCCTTCTGGTTGGAGTACTACCTCAAGCACTTCGAACCACGTGACCTCTACGTCCACAGCGACGGGTCGACTGACAACACCGAGGGCCAGTGCCGTGCATGCGGAGTCAACTTCCATGCAGTGCCTCCGGGCACCATCCCGGTTGGCAAGAACGACAGGTACATCAAGGGCGTCATCACCCAGCTCTTGGAGAGCTACGAGTGCGTGTTGTTTGCAGAGAGCCCAGATGACATCCTGACACCGGGCCCAGTCCACAACTGCAACCTCAGGGAGTACATCGACGAGTTTCGGCAGAGCCCGGACACCTTCAGGTTCCTGTCGGGCATCAACATCGTCCAGCACAAGGACGAGCCCGCGTACGACCCATCACGGGGCACCCTGATGTCGCAACGCAACCATGCCATCAGGTGTACCCAGTACGACAACCCCTTCCTGTGGAAAGTGACCCCATTGTGGAGTCGTGGCTGGCACGACCTGGGAGGCCCTCGTATCGACGGAGGGGGCGACACCCAAGGAGAAGACAAGCGCCTCTACAACCTCCACATCCACTACGCTGACTTCGGGCTGGCTAATGCCAGGCACCACGTCAGGCTTCAGACTTACAGCCCCGACCAGCGTAGCGCTTACATGTCCAGGGTCGACGTCGACCTTCGTAACGTCATGGACGAGATGCTTGCCCGCCCGGAGTACTGGTTCTCGAACGGCAGAATCATCCCAGTCGAACCATGGATGCGGGACATCGTGTGAAACAACCGCCCAGGACGTGATACGTATAGACCAGACGGGAATCCCACCGTCTCCAGTATAGGCCCAGAGAGGGACTGCTGGAACTCAACACGGAGAGTGTCATGCACGAGTTTGGTGTAGTCATCGGACGGTTTCAACCTTTTCACAACGCGCACCTTGACTTGGTGCGTTTCGCGCTTAAGGCGGCGCACAAGCTGATCATCGTGCTGGGTAGCGTCAACGCGGCTCGGGACACGATGAACCCCTTCTCGGGCGAGCAGCGATGTGCCATGATCAGGAACTCCCTCACGGCCGAAGAGAATCAGCGGGTCGAGTTCATCTACGCGAAGGACTATCAGTCCAACAACATGTGGTTGGCGGCTGTTCAGAGCGCGATCGAAACCATTACGGGCGGGTCCTGTGATGTGAAGCTGATCGGGCACAAGAAAGACGCATCGAGCTTCTACTTGAAGCTCTTTCCCCAGTGGGGCGACTACATCGAGTCGGGCATCTCGTCAGACCTCGATGCGACGAAGGTACGAGAGAACCTGTTCCGGCAGGGGAAGATCGACATCCAGAAGCAGGTACCCAAGGCGGTCTATGACTTCCTGAGCGATTGGATGGAGACCCCGGAGTTCAAGCGCCTCCACGGCGAGTACCAGGACATCGAGAACGAGCATGCTGCTTGGGCCGACGCTCCCTACAAGCCGACGTTCGTCACCACGGACGCCATCGTCATCTGCAGCGGTCACGTCCTGACGGTCCGCCGCGGTGGCAAGTACGGCAAGGGTCTCCTGGCCTGGCCTGGAGGCTACATCAAGGTCGACGAGTACATCATCGACTCTTGCATCCGCGAGCTCAAGGAGGAGACCGGGCTGAAAGTCCCAGCCGACGAGCTCAAGAAGTGCATCAAGGACAAGGACGTCTTTGACAACCCCCGCCGGGACCTCCGTGGCCGGGTCATCACTCATGCCTTCTGCTTCGTCCTTCCCGACGGGCCACTGCCTAAGGTCAAGGGCATGGACGATGCCGAGGACGCTGGATGGATCACCATCCACGAGTTCCACTGCCGGGAGATGGAGTTCTTCGCAGACCACTACAAGATGGGCTGCCGCTTCGTCGACAAGTTCTGAGAGGAGTCTTACCATGAGCAATTACGTGTGTTCCAACTGCGGAGCTTCTGCTTACTACGACGGTCGCTGCGGCGACGGCCCGGTCCTGATGTGTGGCTGCGACAAGCGCCGCAGGTCACGGGACGCCAAGCCCATCGAGTCCGAGAACTACCCCCGTGAAGACTGGGACAACCGAGACCCGGAGTTCGACTACGCCGACAGGCACTGACACCAACACCCTCGATCGGGCCAGAGAGGCGCGCGAGGGTAATCACGGAGAGTGAGCCATGAGAACCGTATATGCAAGGAAGCCCGAGCTCAAGCTCGACAACGTCATTGACACGGACAGCTACAAGCTGAGCCACTTCCTCCTGTACCCCGACGACATGGAGTACATGGAGAGCTACTTCGAAGCGCGAGGAGGAGAGTTCACCGAGTGCACGCTCTTCGCCCTCCAGTACTTCATCCACCGGTACCTAGCCGAGCCCCTCACTGACGAGGCGATCGATCGGGCCGAGAAGGTCGCCCTGCTCCATGGTGAGCCCTTCAACCGGGAGGGATGGCGCTACATGAAGGACGTCTACGGGTGCATCCCTGTCACCATCCGGGCCATCCCGGAGGGCCTCATCGTCCCGGTCAGCAACGTCATCATCGTGGTGCGGTCGCCCCGAGATCCCAAGGTCGCTTGGATCACCAACTGGCTCGAGACCGAGCTGTCCCGCCTCTGGTACCCCAGCGCCGTCATCATCGGCTCGCGAGAGGTCAAGAAGGTCTGGAAGCACTACCTCGACCTGTCCAGCGACACTCCCGAGGAGATCGTCTTCAAGCACCATGACTTCGGCTCGCGGGGCGTCACTTGCCGTGAGCAGGCGATGATCGGCGGCGCCGCTCACCTGGCAGCCGGCTTCCTCGGCAGCGACACGTTGGCTGGCGTCATGATGGCCAACCACTACTACGATGAGGAGATGTCGGGCTTCAGCATCCCAGCAACCGAGCACTCAACGATGACAATCTTCGGTGAGGAGCACGAGGAGGAGACCGTCGTCAGGTGGGTGACCAAGACGCTCATCGAACGTGAGGTCCCGCCGGGCGTCCCCAAGCTGGCGGCCTGCGTCGGCGACTCCTGGGACATCTTCCGGTTCACCCGGATGGTGTGCAAGCCGCGCATCCACGGGCTTGTCAAGGGCAGCGGCGGCACCTTGGTCGTTAGGCCCGACTCGGGCGAGCCCATCGAGACCCTGCTGAAGCTCTTCCAGATCTTCGAAGAGTGCCTGCCTGCGGGTGAGATCACCGTCAACAGCAAGGACTACAAGGTCCTGCCGGCGTACTTCCGGATGATCTGGGGTGATGGCATCAACCGCCGCAGCATGAAGGCGATCCTCGCTGCCATCACCGGTCACGGCTGGAGTGCGTCGAACCTGGCCTTCGGCTCAGGCGGTGGCCTCCTGATGGACTTCAACCGTGACACCCAGAAGCATGCCTTCAAGCTCTGCTACGCCATCGTCGGTGGCCAGGGTCGGAAGGTGTCGAAGTCCCCTGTCACCGACCGCGGCAAGCGATCCAAGGAAGGTCGTCTCGATCTCATCAAGACCCCCGACGGGTACCGGACTGTGGCCCTCGAAGACGGAGTCGATCATCACCCCGATTCGGTGTTGGTCACCTACTACGACGTGGGAGACATCCTCTACCACACCACGTTCAAGGAAGTGAGAGCTCGCACTGCGGTCTGAGGTGGTATATGATTCATGCTAATCAACGTGGGTCCGTACACTGCACACCGAATCGTCGATCACCTGTTCCAGGGCGGCCGGCCGCCCCCGGGTGACGGCCTGAAAAACGCCGGGGTAGACGTCCTAGTCCTCTGTGCTGCAAGCTGGCAAGAAGACACGCTCTACCCCGGCCTCATCGTTGTCAAGGCTCCCGGCGATGACGATGCTCGCATCCACAGGATGATGCGGTTCATTGACGTTTGGCGGGCTGCCGCTGAGCTCGTTGTGGACCACATCAAGGAAGGTCGCAACGTGTTGGTCACCTGCGAAGCGGGCCAGAACCGTTCGGGCATCGTCAGCGCGATGTCAGTGGCGATGTTGACGGGTTGCACTGGCGAAGAGGCCGTCAACACCGTCTCTTCGTGTAGGCCCTTCGCCCTGAACAACCGCACTTTCGCGCAGTACGTTATTGACAACTTCCCGGAGAAGCCATGATCAAGTACGTCGAGGGAGATGCTACCCAGCCCAAGGCGAAGGGTAACAAGATCATTGCCCATGTCTGCAATGACATCGGTGGCTGGGGGCGGGGCTTCGTGCTGTCGCTGTCGAAGCGATGGAAGGAGCCCGAGCAGATGTACCGGCGCTGGTTCCAAGAGGGAAAGGACATGCTGCTGGTTCCCGGTCACAGCGACGTCACTGTCGGTGTGGACTGTGTGCTCGGCAACGTCCTGTTCGTCCCCGTCGCTCACGTGGGCCTGCCTCCCTTCAAGGAGATCACCTATGTGGCCAACATGGTGGGCCAGCACGGCGTGATGCCCGACCAAGACGGTGTTCCACCCATCAGGTACGACGCCGTGGAGAAGTGCCTGCAGCACGTCAGCAGGTTCGTCAGCCACATCGGTGGCGCGTCAATCCACATGCCCCGCATCGGCTGCGGCCTTGCAGGCGGCAAGTGGAGTGACATCGAGCCCATCATCGACCGAGCTTTGCCTGATGTCGATGTCTACGTCTACGACTTCGATACCAAGGATGCGAGGACCGTTCCCTGGAACAAGTGACGCATGGGGACCAGCTTCGTCCGCGAGGCCCTCAAACACGTTGGTGAGGGAACATCAGCGCGCCCGGTCAACGTTGCGGGCATGCTGGTCTACCCACAGAAGAACAAGTGGGCATGCGGGCCCTGGGCCCTGAGGCACTGCTTCCTGAAGTGGGGCCTCGACATCGACCCCTACGACCTGGCAGCCTGGTGCAAGTCGACCCGTGCAGGCACCGGCGACAGGGGCATGGAGCTGGGCGCGTACCTCGTCGGCGGCAGGTACCGGACCATCGATGTCGACAGCGCCGCCGAAGCTCACCGTCAGATCGACCGCCTGTTGAAACAAGGCAAGCCGTTGGTGCTTAGTGTCGAGAAGTGGGGGCACTGGGTTGCCTGTCTCCATCACGGCCCGCGCGGGTACCTCGTCTTCGATTCTAGCCGCCCGGGTCCCGTCATCCAGCTCTGGTCGTGGCACAAGCTCAAGAAGCGGCTACGGTACGTCGACAAGCGTGGTGTGATCCACTACTGCGTCCTGCCTGTACAGAGGCCGAAGTAATATGTTCAGGGGTTTGAAGAATCCTGTCAGTCGCATCTGCAAGTTGTGTCCCAACGAGTTCATGCCAAATTCGCACAACCAGTTGTACTGCGAAGTGTGCGTGCCTGACTGGCGAGTGTCAGGATGGGTGACGCGATTTGGGCTTTCAAAGCCCATGTACGATGCGATTGTCGAACGACAGGGCGGCGGGTGCGGGATTTGTCATCGACCCTTGAAGGACCTTCCCATCAACAAGACGGCCATCGATCACGATCATGAGACGAATCAGGTGCGAGGCATCTTGTGCATGCGCTGCAACACTTGGTTGGCCGCTCTTGATGAACCGGGATGGCTTGACCTAGCAAAACGCTACCTAAACATCACCTCGTGAGGTGATACGTACTAGACATGCACGGCTTCCTCTGAATGCAAGGCGGTTGAACCGCGGACACGAGGACCTCCTCGTTGAAACACGTTCCGAATTTCGTCGAGTGTGTTTCAACGTAGTCACAGGTAGAGGTCATCATGTCGTATCCCATTGGTCTTCAAGTTCTCCGTGCAAAGATCCGCGGCTTTCAGTCAGCGGGTAGCACCATCTCGTCGCGCATCACCAAGTCCGAGAAGGACCGCAAGAACCGCCTCTGGAACGAGAAGCGGGCGCTCGGCACGTTTTGCCGTGCTCACCTGGTTGCATACGGGCTGCTCCGCGGAGTACCGTACCACCAGATCGAGAAATGCGCACAAAACAACCAGCTCAACCCACAAGTCGTCCTCGACATCATGCAGGCCCACAACGGGTGGGACCCGAAACGGGGCTACATCAAGTACGACCTCGAGACGGTCAAGGGCCTGCTCGAGGGAAAGGTCGGAAGGTGGGACAAGTCCAACCCCATGAAGCCCGTGTGGGTGCTCGAGAGCCCACCGGCCGCCCCCGAAAAGGCGGCGTGAGGGTCGCCATGGCCACCATCAAGACGGGCGACAAGCTCTATGTGGTGACCCGGAGGGACATCGCCCCCGGGTACCAGGGCGTGCAGTCCCAGCACGCCGCGATCCAGTTCGCCTTCGACCACCCCGAGCGTGCAGCTGAGTGGTTCAAGGTCTCGAACTACCTCGCCTGGCTCTCAGTCGAGGACGAGGTCGAGCTGATGCGCCTCATCACGTCTGCCCAGGACGCTGGCCTTCGCTGGTCAGCGTTCCGGGAGCCCGACGTCGGTGGTGCCATCACCGCGATTGCCATCGAGCCCCACCCCAAGACCGCCGAGCTGTGCAAGGGGTTGCCCCTTTCGCTTAGAGAATTGAGCTAGGAGCCAACATGGACGACGCATCCACCCCCACCAGCATCCCGTTCGCCGACTTCACCAAGGTCGACATCCGTGTCGGCGAGATCACCAAGGCCGAGAAGGTCGAGAAGTCCGACAAGCTGATGAAGCTCGAGGTCTACCTCGGCGAACTCGGCACCCGCACCATCGTGGCGGGCATCGCCAAGCACTACGCGAACCCAGTGGGCTTGCGGCCGCTGGTCGTCACCAACCTCGAACCTCGCAAGATGTTCGGCATTGAGTCGCACGGCATGGTGTTTGCCGGCGTCAACCCCGACAACGACGTGGTGACGTTGGCGACGTGTGACAACGTCCCGGCGGGCACGAGGATCTGGTGACAGAGAACCGCACGGCTTTCTTCGCCAGGCTGGAGCCGATGCTGGCGCCGAGCGACCTGCTCGACATCCACGTTGCCTACACCCTGGCGAAGTTCGGCCACCGTTCCCAGAAGCGCAAGGAGCTCGGGCCCGACGGGCTGCCCATCCGCTACTTCGAACACCCGAGACGTGTTGCCCTGATCTTGATCGACGAGGTCAAGATCATCGAGCCCGGCCTCGTCATCGCTGCCCTCCTCCATGACTGCCCGGAGGACACCAGGGACGTGACGCCCAGCATCATCGAGCACTGCTTCGGGCCCAAGGTTGCCACGGCAACCAAAGTCCTCAGCAAGACGCCACCCGAGGGCTACCTCGACCGCTTCATGGCCTGCACCCACTGGTGGCCCTACATCGTCAAGGGCTGTGACAGGCTCGACAACCTAAGGTCGCTGCCAGGCACCAAGCCCGAGTTCCGGTCGAAGCAGGTCAACGAGACCCGGGAGAAGTACTTCCCCCTCTTCGACCGGATGATGCACCTGGTACCCATCAAGCACCGCGACCGTGCAACCTGGCTCCGTGACACAGTCAGACGGGAGACAGAACGCCAGACGACGCTCCTGGAACGCGATACTTGATCTCTACGGGCCTGTAGCTCAGCGGCAGAGCAGCCAGCCTTCAACCTGGTGTGCGCGGGTTCAAATCCCGTCAGGCCCTCCAAGCCCCCGTAGCTCAGAGGCAGAGCGACCGGCTTTCAATCCGACGTGGTTGTGGGTTCGACTCCCACCGGGGGCGCAAAGATCTGTACATTCGTGTCGCATTGCGATACGATCTGAGCTAATGCCCCGCGAAGCGCTGACCCCTGAGCAAGAGGCAGAACAAGCCAAGTACGAGAAACTCCCGACGGGAAAGCCGCATGTCAGCTTCAGCGAGATGCGCGACTGGAAAGAGTGTTCGTACCGCCACAAGCTCAAGTATGTCGAGAAGATCAACGAAGACATGCCCGGAGTTCACATGGACTTCGGGACCGCGATCCACGAGGCATGTGAGAACTACCTCCGAACGCGGGTGATGGACAAGAAGATCTTCCTCGTCAAGCTGAAAGCGTTGTGGACAGAACACACCCCGAAGAACCCAAAGGACTTCACCGTCGAGAGCTTCCAAGCTTTCGGTAAGCAAGGCCTATCGATCCTCGACGATGTGCCTGGCTGGTTGGAGGAACAGTTCCCCGGTTGGGAGTACGTTGACGCTGAACACGCGTTGTACGAGCCCCTGCCCGGAGCGCAGCACGCTTTCAAGGGCTACATTGACGCCATCATTCGGGCGCCTGGGCCCAGGGGCAAGCCGCTGATCTGGCTTCTTGACTGGAAGACCACGTCATGGGGCTGGAACACGTACAAGAAGAGCGATGAGCTCGTGCGATCGCAGCTGGTCCTCTACAAGAACTTCTGGTCGATCAAGACAGGCCACGATCCGAAGGACGTTCGCTGCGGTTTCGCGCTCCTGAAGCGGACCGCCAAGCCGGGCAAGCACTGTGAGCTGGTGACCACCTCTGTGGGTGAAGTTACGACCGGGAAATCATTGAAGGTCGTCAACAACATGATCCACAGCGTCAAGAAAGGGATCGCGATCAAGAACCGCGATGCCTGCAAGTTCTGTGACTACTACTGCACTCCACACTGCACCTAAGTGCAGAACCTGTTACAGGACGCAGGCTGTGGTTAGGATAAGACCACGATGACAGATCAGCCCCAGGTCCCGTTTTCGCCCCAGCCAATCACGCTGATCCAGCCCAACGTCAACTTCATGACGGCGCCCCCTCCCGTGGCGCGGGCACCGCAGGGTCCCAAGCGCAAGATCTTGATGTTGAGCGACCATCCGATGTCGACCTCTGGTGTCGGTGTCCAGGCACGGTGGTTGGCCCAGGGCCTCATCAACACGGGCAAGTGGAGCTTCCGTTGTTTCGGTGGAGCCCTCAAGCACGAGCGGTACGATACCCTGAAGGTCAGTGACGACTTCATCATCAAGCCCACCAACGGCTTCGGCGACAAGAACCTGCTTCGGATGACGTTGGCAGTCGAACGTCCTGATGTCTTGCTCCTCTTCACTGATCCCAGGTTCTTCATCTGGGTCTTCGAGATGGAGGATGAAATCCACCAGATCTGCCCCATCGCCTACAACCACCTGTGGGACAACCCGCCCTGGCCCGAGTTCAACCGGGTCCTCTATGAATCGACCGACCTGCTCAACTGCATCAACTGGCCGACCTACGAGATGGTGAAGCAGCGGTTCCCGGACAAGACCAACTACATCCCGCACGCAGTGCCCAAGGAAGTCTTTCACCCGCTACCAGAGGTCGAAAGGCAACGTCTGAAGGCCTTGATCCTAGGCAAGGATCGGGTCGACCACTTCGTCGCACTCTACGTGTCACGCAACGCCCGCCGCAAGATGCCCAGCGACATCATCCTGTCGTTCAAGATGTTCTTGGATGACATGGAGAAGAAGCACGGTCACCGCAAGGGCTCGCTGGTGCTGCACACCGACCCGATGGACCCGGAAGGGCCCAACCTGCACCACGTCATCGACATGTTCCACATGAAGGACCACATCATCTTCTCGAAGGACCGCATCGGCTTCGAACAGATGAATGCCCTCTACAACATCGGCGACTGCGTCGTCAACCGTTCCTGCAACGAGGGCTTCGGCCTACCCACTCTCGAGATGATGATGGCGGGAAGACCCATCATTGCCCTGAAGACAGGCGGCTTGACGCGTCAGGTCGAAGACAAGGACACCGGCGAACAGTTCGGCATCGGCCTCGACCCAGACGTCAGGACGCTGGTCGGCAACCAGATGGTGCCGTACATCTACGAAGACTTCATCTCGCATGAGAAGCTACGGGACGCCTTCCTGAAGCTGTACGAGATGGGCCCTGAAGAGCGTGACCGCCTCGGCAAACGAGCCATGGAGCACGCTCACCAGGACTACGACATCAACCGCCTCGTCAAGGACTGGGACGTCAGCCTGACCAAGCTCGCCGACGACTGGCAGAACAAGAAACACCCGCGTTGGGAGAAGCTGGAGATCACATGAAGACCGTCGTCCTCAGGGGACCCTCGCTGACGCAGTCTGGGTATGGCGTTCACGCCCGCCAGCTGGCGCGGTACCTGTTGTCAAAGCCTGACCTTGACGTCAAGTTCCACACGCTGCCCTGGGGCGAGACGCCCTGGTTGCTCGACCAGAAGGCCCACGGTGGCCTGGTCGGGGAGATCATGAAGCGGTCAGTGAAGCCTGACTTCAAGGGTGACCTCTCGTTCCAGCTGCAGCTGCCCAATGAATGGGACCCATCGATCGCTCCCATCAACATCGGCATCACCGCGGGCGTTGAGACCGACAGGTGCAACCCGGCCTGGGCCGCAGCCTGCAACAAGATGACGACGGTTGTGGTGCCCAGCCAACACACCAAGTCGTGTCTCGTCAACTCGGGTCCCATCACCACGCAGATTCACGTCATCCCGGAAGCGTACTCTGACGTCATCGCCACCGATGACTTGCCCCAAGTCACCGACTTCGAGACGCCCTTCAACTTCCTGATCTTCGGCCAGCTGACGGGCAACAACCCCGAGAGCGATCGCAAGAACATCTTCTACAGCATCAAGTGGCTGTGCGAAGCTTTCAAGGACGACCCCGAGGTCGGCATCGTGCTGAAGACCAACGTCGGCAAGAACAGTCGCATCGACCGGGGCATGACGCGGGGCCTCATCACCAACGTCACCAACGAGATCCGCAAGAACAACAAGAACCCGAAGGTCTACCTCGTCCACGGGGACATGACCGACGCTGAGGCTGCCTCGCTGTACGTGCACCCGAAGATCAAGGCCTTGGTCGCTCTGACCCGAGGTGAGGGTTACGGGCTGCCAATCCTGGAGGCTGCCGCGAGCGGGCTGCCCATCATGGCAACAGGGTGGTCGGGCCACCTCGACTTCCTGAAGCACGGCAAGTTCATCAGCATCTACTACCAGCTGCAGGAGGTGCACCAGTCCCGGATCGACGGCAAGATCTTCATGCCCGGTGCCCGTTGGGCCAACCCGAGCGAGGAGGACTTCAAGAAACGAGTCACCAAGTTCCGTCAGAGTCACTCGACGCCAAAGCAGTGGGCTGACGAGCTGAAGCCCATCATCAGGGAGCAGTACAGCCTCGAGGCTGTCAACAAACGTTACGATGAGGTCTTGCGGGAGTACTTCTGATGCTGCTAGCCTGGGCGATCATCGTGACGTTGTTGCTGGCCGGGTCGGTCTGGCTCAACGTCCGCGTCATCAGGCAGAACATCCAGTTGAACGACCAACGTGAGGACCTTGTTGACCAGATCGAAGAGAGCCTCGACATGCTCGATGGTTGTTACGCCAGGCTCCAACACCACTCCGAGATCCCGGTCCTCAGTGATGAACCCATCATCCAAGATGTCGTCAATGACATCAAGCGAGCCCGCAACACGGTGCTCACTGTCGCCAGCAAGATCGTGACCTACGGTGGCGAAGAAACCGAGAAAGAGACAGAGGAACGATGAAAGCGGCAGCGGTAGCCACCAAACGAAAGGTGAAGCGGGAGAAGCCCGTCAAGAAGAAGCTGCCCGACATGCCGGAGATCCTTCCGACGCCGGCAGAGGTGAAGCTCGCTGAGCTGACTCCTGAGGAGAAGGCCGCCGCGGCGAAGGCTGCGAAGCAGGCTAGGATGTACTTCAACCAGAACACCCAGGCGGCGATCGTCGCCTACCAGAAGGCTGAGACCAAGAAGGAACGTGACACCCTGTACGTCAAGGGCATCATGCCCGCCTTCGAAAAGCTGGTTGAGAACCTCATCAACATCCACAAGTTCACCAGCCTCCATGACACCTACGATGACCTGAAGAACGACTGCGTCAACTTCCTATTCGAAACCATCCACAAGTTCGACGGCAACCGGGGGACCAACGCCTTCTCGTACTTCAACGTCGTTGCTAAGAACTGGCTCATCATCCGCACCAAGCAGAAGAGCCAACGCATCCGTCGCAGCGTCAGCCTGGACGATCCCGAGGCCCTGTCTGTCAACGAACAACGCATCGTTGAAGACCATGCCACCATTCCCAGCCAGGACGTCCTGTTGGAGAAGGAAAGCAGCGCCAAGGCTGTGGTGGGCATGTTGTATGAGATCCGTAGCAAGGTCAAGACCGAGAACGAGCTGGCTTGCATCAACAGCATCATCACCATCTTCGAGAACATCGACGACATTGACCTGCTCAACAAGAGCGCCATACTTCTCTACATGCGGGAGCTCTCGGGTCTCAGTCCCAAGCAGCTGACAACGACGATGCAGAGCATCAAGAAGCACTATCGTCGGATGAAGATCGACCCCAAGTTCCGGCTGTTCTGAGGGACCATGGCTGAGGAAGATGACAAGAAGGCACTCGACGGCATCGTTGAGATGTCAGAGCGTTCCGTCGAGGAGCGAATCCGCGACTTCGGGGAGATCCTTGAAGACATCGAGTCCATGGACGACAAGATGCGTCGTCTGTGGAAGGAGATCTACGAGAACGCCATCGCAGACCGACAGAACTCCTACGTCATGTTCACCAAGCTGGTCAAGATGACGAAAGAGAGCAGCTCTGAGCACGCGGTGCACGGCAAGTCCATCGCAACCTACATCGAGCGTATGCAGAGGGCCAATGACCAGCTGGTGAAGCTGGCCGAGCTCATTGCTGATGCCAAGAAGAAGGACGAGTCCCTCAACCCAGACGCTCTGTTCGACCAGATCAAAAAGAGGGGTTGAACGGGTCCCGACGGGTACGTAAGACCAACGAGGGAGCACCGTGCCTGGAAACCGCTTTGACGTTCGGAACATGCCGCAACAGATCGCCGAGGGCTCCGGCGATGAGACGCTGCGTCAACGGGCAGCATATCGTCCACCCGAGTCTCAGCAGCCCGCCTGGCTGAGGTTCATCGTCCTCGACGTCATTAGCGATCCGACCCAGATCGACAGCATCAAGCTGTCACACTGGGAACACGATCTGGGTGTCGCTAACATCCAATACGCGACCATTGCTCCACGTAACAGCATCATCGCCCGAAGGGTGATGGGCAACGGATCGGGTGCCAGCGAGAAGGTTGTCGTATTGTGGCCCGGAGTGCCATCGCACATCTCGATGCCGGCGAAGCCAGGTGAGCACGTCTGGGGCTTCTTTGAGAACCCGGTTGCTAAGTCCAACGACCTGGGCTACTGGTTGTGGAAGATCGCTCAACCTCACCACGTTGATGACCAGAACTACACTCACGCTGACAGGACGCTGGACCCCTCATTCGTGCCGGGGCTCAGCGATGTCTTTGAGGGGACGGCAGACCCCAAGTATGAGTTCCATAACGGTGCCGTCGGCAAGGACACTGAAAGCGGTGATCGCTACGTCATCGGCGATACCTCAACCGCTCCAGGTGATGACACCTTCTACCCCAACCTGTTGCAGAACTCTGACGCAGGCAAGATCGCTCAATACGAAGCGGTGCCACGGTACCGCAAACGTCCTCAAGACGTTGCCTTCGAGGGGTCTAATAACACGTTGATCGTGTTGGGCACTGACCGTACCGGCCCGTTGGCAACATACACCCAGGACCCGAACAAAGGCATGGTCCCAGGACCCGTCACTGCTGACATCGCTGGTGGCGGAGCGGGTGCCATCGACATCGTTGCAGGTCGTGGCCAGACGCAGGCCACTGGGGGTACCCCCGTCTCGAACACCCTCAACAACAAGGAGATCGGCAAAGACAAAGCGAACCTGCAGGTCACGGAAGGTGACGTCGACTGGATCAACGATCGCTCGCGCGTGTTGACAGCACAGAAGACGAAGATCGACACCAACCTCAACATCACCAACGTCGTCTCTGCCCACTCATCCCAGTCATCGATCACTGATGGCAACGGCGAGGGTGGCATCGTCGTCAAGACCGACAAGGTCCGCATCATCGCCCGTCACGATGTCATCATCCTAGTCACGGCGGCAACGGCCACCGATGCCAACGGCAATGTCCAGGATCCGGGCACGGGAGGGGCCACAGTTGACTCCACCAAATGTGCATCGATTATTCTGAGGGCCAACGGTGACATCGTTTTCACTCCCTCGAGCACCGGTGTCATCCGGCTGGGTGGTGACGATGCAACCCTGTCACCCTTGTGCACTCGAGTGGGAAACAGCGCCGGGATGCCCAGCCCAATCCCGCCACCGAGCCCGATCGTTGATACGATGGGTGGGTCGCAGGGCGGCGCTGACGGGCTCAATGGAACCTTTGCGACGAAGGTGCTACTGAAGTGAGGGAACATGGGTGACCCGTACGGACCGATTCTGACAGGCATTGGGATGCTCGACAGCGGCAAGCTGACGCCGGCTGGCAAGGCAGGCTACGTTGCTGACGTATTGGGCTTGCTCGCAATGGGCAACGCCAATGGCCAGTGCCCGGGATGCTCGCCTGGTACCCAGCTCTTTGCGAGCCTCATCGGAGGGCTTCCACCCGTCCCGGGCCCGAACATCGTCAACGTGACAACCCTATCAGTGGAGCCACTATTCTGGTGGAAGCCTGACCCTGTCGCTGCGTTGATGTCAAAGCTGCTGATCGATGACACCAAGACGCCGATCTGGAACACCCTCTTTCCCGAGGGCATCCTGACGACGACCGCCCAGGCACTTGACCTGCCAGGCAACACTCCCCTGTTCCCGTTCTTTGACGCGTCGTTGTTGCTGCCGAGCCTCAACGTCTTCCCGATCCCGTTGCCGGACCTCGCGGTGAAACTGAACCTGCTCCCACCCCAGCTGTTGATCAAGCTAGCGGGTCTGGGCATCCAACTGAAGCTGCCCTCGCTGCCATCGATCCCGACGTTGTCGCTGCCGGACTTCGGGTTCCCACCCAGCCTGGCCCTGAAAGCGGCCCTGGCGATCCCGCAGCTGGTGTTGGGTTTGATCGCCCTACCCTTCAAGCTCATCATCCAGCTGCTGTTGCCACCCAGCATCAGCCTGGTCATCAAGCTGTTGACGTTGGACATCAGCGCCGTCTTCAACATCGCGCTCAACCTGCTGATCGAACTACTGGTGAGCCTCGACCTGTTGCTGATCACCCCAAAGCTCTTGATCGCTTCGCTGTTGATCTACCTGAAGGACATCGTCAGCATGGTCTGCGTCGACCTGGTGGGGCAACTGGTGGGCTCTGGAGGGGCTCTGACCAAGATCATCGGCACCGGGACTGGCTTGATCGCTCCGCCCCCGTCGGGCTCGTGAGCCTAGTTACTCGCCATGGGGACGTACTCCTTCAAGAGCTCGGGCGTCACGACCCAGACGTCGCCAAGCAACAACATCACGACGACACCGCCTGTCATCGGGATCTTGACCCCGCTGTCGCTGGGGACGACGGACCTGCTCACAACGACCACCGACCTGGCCACACAGATGGCGGACAACCTCAGAAACCTCATCCAGACGAACTGGGGAGAGAGGTTGGGTCTCTACAACTACGGCGCCAACCTGCGGCCCTTGTTGACCAACCTGGTGTCACAGGATGACTTCGACACTCAAGCGACCGTGGCCATCAAGAACGCCGTCGGGCGCTGGATGCCATACATTGACCTTGTCGACTTCACATCCCGCTTCGATCAGGCTGGCAAGCTGACGAAGGGCATCGCCCAAGTCACGATCCTCATCAGCTACAACATTCCCTCCCTCAACGTGAAGAACAAGAAGATCAAGGTCACGTTGGTCGCGCTCTGAGGGTAGTTAACGGGTGCCATGACGCTTCAACGTGATGATCTCAAGTCGGTCAGGCAGCGAAAGTATCTCGCCAAGGACTTCGACGCGCTTCGTAGCAACCTGGTCGAGTACGCAAAGCTGTACTACCCCGACCGCCTCCGTGACTTCTCGGAGAACAGCCTGGGTGGCATGTTGCTCGACTTCGCTGCGTACGTGGGCGACAACATGTCGTTCTACCTCGACCACCAGTTCGGGGAGCTCGACCCGACGACGGCGGTCGAGACCGTCAACATCCAGCGCCTGCTGAACGCAGCGGGGGTGCCCATCGTGGGTGCGTCCCCAGCCATCGCTCCTGTCACTTGCTACGTCGAGGTGCCCGCCGCCATCGTCAACAACGTACCCGGTCCGAACACCGATGCGCTTCCCATCATCAAAGCCAACTCGACCTTCTTGGCGCAGAACGGCGTCATCTTCAGCCTGCTCGAGGACCTCGACTTCACCCAGACCAATGCCAATGGGCAGCTGCTGGTCATCGCCAACGGCATGGCCAAGATCGGTCAGAAGGGTTCAAACGGCGTCCCACAGACATACATCCTGGCATTGACGGGCCTGTGCATCTCGGGCCAGGAGATCACTGAGAACATCATCGTTGGCCCATCGTTCATCCCGTTCAACAAGATCGTGTTGACCAACCCAGACGTCACCCAGATCATCAGCCTCAACGACACCCTGGGCAACATCTACTACCAGGTCGACGCTCTGTCGAACGACACCGTCTACCAGAACGTCCTCAACACCGCGTCAGACAACGACACTGTGCCCCAGATCATCAAGGTCATCCCGGCACCGTATCGTTACACCGTTGATGTGGACCTGTTGTCTCGACGTTCGACGCTGACATTCGGGGGTGGCAACGCTGACTCTCTCGATGACGACGTCATCCCAGACCCGTCGAGCTTCGCCATCTCGTTCCCGTACACCACGACCTTCTCACGCATCTCCGTCAACCCGCAACAGCTGTTGCAGACGACGACAATGGGCGTCGCGGCGGTCAACACCACGTACCAGATCACCTACCGCTACGGTGGTGGTCTCAACCACAACGTCATCGCGGGTTCCATCAACGGCGTCCGTTCTCTCAACATGATCTTCCCGGGCAACCCAACCCCCGCCATCGCCGCGGCAGTCAAGGGTTCGTTGCAACTGAACAACAAGGTGCCTGCGTCTGGTGGCGAGGATGCGCCAACGTCTGACGACCTGAAGAACCTGATCCCGTCAGTGAAGAACAGCCAGGAAAGGATCGTCACGCGCGAGGACCTGCTCGCGCGGGTCTACACGATCCCATCCAACTTCGGCCGTGTCTTCCGTGCCTCAGTCCGATCGAACCCCAACAACCCGCTGGCCACGTTGCTCTACATCGTCAGCCGCAACCCGCAAGGCCAGCTCGTCACCTCGCCTGACACCCTGAAGCAGAACCTGGTCAAGTACCTCAACCCGTACCGGATGATCAGCGACGCCATCGACATCCTGGATGCCCGCATCGTTGACCTGCAGTTCACATTCGACGTCCTGATTGACCCATCGTTGAACCGCAACATCGTCCTACAGAACATCATCAACCAGCTGTCGTCCTTCTTTCAGGTGCAAAACTTCCAGATCGACCAACCCTTGGTCATCGACACCGTCCGCAACACCATCTTCAACATCCCGGGTGTGGTGTCGATCAATCAGATGAAGTTCACCAACGTCACGGGCACCGTCAACAACATGACGTACAGCAACGTCACTTTTGACGTGGACTCGAGCACCAAGCAGAACATCCTCTTCCCACCCGCGGGAGGCATCTTTGAGGTGAGGTACCCGCTGGTCGACATCATCGGAAAGGCGTCGCTCTGATGTTCAAGGTCCTCTGCTGCATCAAAGACGCCTACGTCCAGAACCGCGTCATCAACGGTGAGGTAACGTCGGGCTCCAATGTGGGCATGGCAGGTTCTCTGGACCTGTTCAAGCTCTACGGCTACACTTCTTCACTGGTGGGCTCTTCAAGCGTCCCCAACGTTGAGCTGTCGCGGCTGCTGGTGCAGTTTGACCTGAACCCGCTTCGAGACTTGGTCGCGCAGGGCCTGGTTGACCCCGGTAACGCCAGCTTCAACGTCGCGTTGGTGCTGCACGATGTCTACGGTGGTCAACCCACACCCGATCACTTCAATGTCATCGTCTATCCGTTGTCAGCCTCCTTCGATGAGGGACACGGCAGAGACGTCGTCTTCTACTCAGACTTTGACGTCTGCAATTTCCAGTCCTCGTCGTTGGCTTCAGGAAGCTGGGTCAGCCCAGGTGCCGGTACGGGTGGAGCCTACCCGGGTCCCTGTGACTACTTCACTAGCAGCGGCAGCGTCACCTTCGGAGTCCAACAGTTCTTCCCCAAGGGCACCGAGGACCTCTGCGTTGACGTCACCCAGATCGTCAGTGCCACGCTAGCGGGCTTGCTGCCTGACGCGGGGTTCCGCATCAGCTTCACCGCGGCAACGGAAGCTGACACCCACTCCTACTTCGTCAAGCGCTTCGGTTCGCGTCAGGCCTACAACAATGCCAAGCGCCCGCAGATGCTGGTCAGGTTCGACGGGTCGATCCAAGACGACACCGAGAACTTCTACCTCGACAGCCCGAGCTACCTGTTCCTCTATAACTACGTCCGGGGTGCTGCTCTGGGCAACCTGGTGTCGGGGTCCACTCAGGTGACGGGAAGCAACAGCCTGTACTTGTGGCTGCAGGGCACGTTCCCCCAGGCCGCCCTTGGAGAAATCTCGAGCAGCCTGTGCCTGGAACCCCAAGGCTCGTTCAACATCGGTCCCAACGCCACCATCCTGTTGGACCCGGTGGGTGATGCAACGATCGAGTTCACCTCTGGCAGCGTTGTCAATGCTCAGGCGGGTGCCTTCAGCTTCGCCCAGATCAACGGCAACATGTCGGGTTCCTGCATTGCCTTCACCGGCTTCTACTCAGGAACCCTGAATGGCACCGGCTTTGCCAGCGACATGCTGCTGGTGGGCCAGATGACGGGCACCTACGTCAGCCCGGTCCCTTACGGTGTCCTCAGCGGCGTCTTCTACTACCGGACTGCACCCCCGTGGTACGGCAACGGGTGGGACATCACTACGCCGATCCTGACGGGCTCGTCGGTCTTCACCGGCACCTTTGAGGGGTTGACCGGGATCGATACCTACGTCCTCAGCGGCACCTTCGCTCCCGCTGCCATCACCTCGCCCGAGGAGCTACCGTACCTGTTCAGCGGTACCTTCGCCCTGTCGTCGACCGTCGTGGTCGAACAACTCGATGACACCACGATCCAGGGCAACCTGTACAGCGGCACCTACACCACGCAGGAGCCCTTCGTTCCCAGCGGCACCTTCTACCTGTCTGATGGAGTGACGCCAGCCATCTCGGGAACCGCGTTGTTCAGCGGCACCATCAATGGCGTTACCGCACTTTTCGAACTGACGGGAACCTTCGTCCCCGAGCAACCCATCCTCTTCAGCGCTAGCTACATCGTCAGCCAGACGTTGGGTCCAATCCCATACGTTGCGGGTCCCTTCTTGGCGAGCCAGCTGACATTGGGTACCAACCCGCAGACAGGCATCTACTCTGCATCGGTGCTTTTGGACTCTGATGACCCTGACCTGCAACCACAGTGGCAGGTGTCGGGCAGCGTGCCACTCATCCCAATCTGGGGCAGCCTCGACGGTACCGTCGCCTACCTGACGGGCACCGTCATCCAAGCCTACCCGCCTCTCAGGGGCCCGCAGGCGCAGAACTACAAGCACCTCAACATCGCCGTCATCAACCTGCAGGACGAGTACCCGCCCGACGAGCAAGAAGTGCTCAGGGTCAACATCTGGGACTACACGCAACCCTACCTGCTCAACGCCATCAGGCTGCCCGTGGAGCTGCCCGGGATCATCATCCGCGACGTTCACTACCAGATCCGC